CGGTACCTTGCAGTACTTCAGTTTTCAAGACTGACGCAATAGACCAACTCTGCCATCCTTCCGTAATAAGTGTTTTGGTCAACCACTCGCATCCCACCAATCTATTGTATCAAACTTTCTGTAGTCCAAACGATTAAATCTCCTACTACTCATTCTCAACTCACTTGCCTAAGCCTTGTCCGTTGTAAACACTTTGGGTGACTAACGGGAATCGAACCCGTGACAACTTGGACCACAACCAAGCGCTCTGCCAACTGAGCTATAGCCACCATATGTTGCGTGTTTGGGGTTTGAACCCAATTGACCATCCTTATGAGAGATAGTTCTTTTCCTCTAAGCCACGCAGTTTAGAGGTTCTATTAGGATTCGAACCTAAACTCCGAAATCCGTAGTTTCGTGTGCTATCCGTTACACCATAAAACCCTAATCGCGGTCATTGTCCCATTTGACAATAATCATCAAAATAACCCATACTAATAAAAACCACATATTTTTTTCCATTTTATTTAGTTACCCGAGCTGGATTCGAACCAACCCTAAATGCACCAAAAACATTTGTGCTACCGCTACACCATCGGGCAATATTGTGGACCAGCCTGGGCTCGAACCAGGGACCTATTCATTATGAGTGAAGTGCTCTAACCAACTGAGCTACAAGTCCAAAATGTGGGAGTAGTAGGACTCGAACCTACGAACTCTAAAGAGGGAAGATTTACAGTCTTCTGCAATTGCCGCTATGCGATACTCCCAAATAAGGAAAGGAGAAGATGGTTCCGTGGACGACTCCTTTTATGATTGGCATTACTGATGTTAGTTTAAACTCCGACGATGTCTTATTCCAACCACTAACAGGTTTTACATCATCATTCCCCAATCAACCTTTAGCACGCATGAAAGGATTCGAACCTCTGACACATAGTTTTGGAGACTACTGCTCTACCAACTGAGCTACACACGTATTATTTTTTTACAATTCCAGCTTTAATAAGAAACTTACGAGCAGATTTCTTATTCTTACAAGCTTTTTTTGTTGTCATTCTAATGGCTTTAACCATTTTGTCAATTTCTTTCTTTGTCATGAGGTCGGTACAGGATTCGAACCTGTGTAGATAGTTTTGCAGACTACCGCCTAAACCACTCGGCCAACCGACCCTTTTGTTTTACAAATTTAACCTAAATTATTGGGATAATATAATAATGTTGGGTTCTTTTTTTGAATATCAACCTCGGGATATCTTTCTTTAAATTTCATTACATTAAAAGGTTGAGTTATGATATGGAATCCACTTCTTGTCTTAATAAAAGTCATTCCTTGGTCTTTTCCTACCTCTTTTTGTAACTCGTTTATATATTCTCTCAATGACACCTGATATGGGTCATGATTGAATCCGTCCATCGATACATTATCAATATCAATAATCCATCTTTTCTCCTGAGTCTTAATCTGTCCCACAACCGAATCAAATAACCCCTTTTGGTTTTGAACTCCATTCTTAATTCTCTCAGCTAAACTCGCCAACATATCCAAAGACACATCTCTGTGGTTTTGTTTTTGAACATGAATGTAAGCTCTTGCCTTGAACATCTCACATAGTTGCTTTACCTCATCATATCTCCTTTCCAAGTGGTCAATTGATTCAATGCAATATGTTTTGATAGTTCTAACCGATTGATGGTTATCTTTCTCTCCTTCAGGTTGGTCTTTCTTACGTTTGAAGACATACAGCATATAGAAATCCCCCTTCTCCTCGAAGTTCAATAATGGTTTTATTATGTCTATATTGTTTATCATATCATTTTTTTTATTTAACCATGTCAAAATTAACATTATTATCTGACATTAACTCACGAAGTTCATCCCTTATTTCTTGATAAGCGTCGTACTTATCCTGAGGTAAATTGTCAGGAGCATATTTTGTTTTAGCTCTCAAAGATTGGTCTAAATCAAATAATACAGACCAAAATTTCATACTACTAACGGCTAAATCAAAATCTTGTTGGTCATCAGGTAAATTAAATTCAAGTATTGCTTTCATAATATAAGTTTTTAGTGACCCCGCCGAGATTCGAACTCGGGACTCCTTCATTAAAAGTGAAGTGCTCTACCAACTGAGCTACGAAGTCAAATACCCCACTTCACCAGGTTAACGGACTGGCTGCCATATGGGAGTGGGGGTTTCCCGTTAATTCGGGACTCCGTGGTACGGGGCGGGTTCGAACCGCCGACACCTTGCTCTTCAGGCAAGTGCTCTACCAGCTGAGCTACCGCACCAAGTTTAAAGTTAAAGTCGCCCACACTTGTTCGGGGCGGGACCTTTCGGTCACCTTCAACATCCCTTTAACTTTAATGTAGTTCCTGTAGGATTCGAACCTACGACTACTTGCATGTAAGGCAAGGACTCTTCCACTGAGCTAAGGAACTGTATGATGATGTTGGAGTACCCATCTCGCTCCAATCTTAACTGCTTCATCAGAGTTTTCTCTGGGCCCAGGCAGAGGGTGCTGTCCGTTTAATAGTTATTGAGTTAGTCGACAACTACAATAACATCAGACCATCATCTTGTATCGCGTACGGGGTTCGAACCCGTAATCTTCACCGTGAAAGGGTGACGACTTAACCAATTTGTCCAACGCGACGTTTAAATCGAAATATTTTCGCCCCCTGTATATCCTTTCGGAAGATGCTTAAGGTCAGCCTTAACTATTAAGGGAGCCACCCGTATTTCGAATACAAATTTACAACCAATATTTCAAAGAACCTAACAATTTTACATAAAAAAACCCCGAACCTTTTTACGAGTTCGGGGTATATAAAAAATTGGGTTTATTTCTATTTTAAAAAATTATCCTAAGATTACATCCGAACTACAATCGCGCATACGCTCATACCAACAAATCGATTTTTGCTGTGTACTAAAGACCATATGTTTTATTGTAGTTTTCATTGTTTCTAATATATACCTCAAAGATAGTAAAAATCTTTAATTTGTCAAATTATTTTTAATAATCAATTTTATGGTCCTGAGATAATGTCATACTTTGACCAACAATTACATCTCTTAAACCTTTAGTTACGGGTTCCACATAATGTGGGTGAGTCAAACCACCAGGAAACACAATAATATCCCCCTTTTCTAATCTGTAAGTAACATTCTGTCTAGGAAAAATTAGTTTACCTCCTTCATAATCATCAGTTAAACATCCAACCATACTTAACCCACTAAAATCCCAATGAATATCTTTTTCACCGTTAATTAAACTATTAGGTGTATAATGAAGTAAGAATAAATCTCTCCATTTTGTTTCAACAAATTTACTTAATTGTTTTATAGTCTCCTCACTTGAATTTAATCCTATTCCTTTTTCAACATCATACGTACTAAAATAATGTCCCAAATATTTGGATTCAATTTCAGAAAACCAAAAATTATCAAAAATATAAAATGTGTTTTTATCCTCAATATGTAAATCTAATCTTCCATCAAAACCGCTCTTATTTCTAACCGACATTAGTCTTTCAATAAGTTCATCAGTCATGATTTTTGGAAATACAAAAATATCTAAGTCAATCTGTTTCATTATTTAACTCCGTCTTGAATATTAAAATTAATCACACATCTGTGTGTCTTACCGTAGAATGGTTTAACCGAATGTACGATATCATACGGCCAAATGATTAACATACCCTTTTTAGGTCTGATAAAGTGAGACATCCCTCTAATATGGAATGTAAAAACTCCACTATAAGGATGGTCGGCAATCGGGTCACCGTCAGATAGGTAATAACCTCCTGAGAAGTTTAACATTGTTTCCTCATTTGGTTGCCATCTACAGTGATTGTGAGCATTATGACCTCTACCTTCAGTTGGGTTATAATATTGAATCCAGCTCTCGGTAATATCAGGTTTTCTATTGTGTTGGAACCCTAACATGTCTAATAACTCCATATAACCACTCTCAACCCTTTGTCTAATCTTCTTAACGTTCTCATTGTTGATGTCAAGAAAGTCGTTAGGCGGTGTCCAAAAACGACTACCAATAGGATTATACTCTGTAGGTTCCACCCACATTTCTCTCTTATCGTAATTCACAGAATAATTTGATTGTCTGTTAATGTCGTATTGTTCAGGAAGTTCCTGACCCATTAACTTTTGTTGGGGAGTTAGATTCTCAAACCCAAACGTGTATACCTCATCATGAAACTCATCGTCACCGAAAACTTTCATGTATACAGGAATTGGAGCCAAGTGAAATAAATTCGGTTGACTCGTTGGAACTAAAGGTCTTTGTACGTACATAATTTACTTTATTGTACCCCAAGTCGGACTCGAACCGACACGACCGAAGTCACAAGTTCCTAAGACTTGCGCGGCTACCATTACGCCATCGGGGTAAATATCATTATCGCTTCAGCCACATCGGGAAAGGCGCCTCTCCCGCGTTGTTTAAGTGTGTGTCTTGCGCCGTATCTCACTGAGTTACGATAATGATTGTGATTCGGATAGGATTCGAACCTATGACCTACGCATTAGAAGTGCGTTGCTCTATCCAGCTGAGCTACCAAACCAAGCTTCCCCACCTGAGATTCTGGTGAGTAGATTTTTCTTCAGTTTTTCTCTTCAAAACCCGCGACGGTCTTACCCGCACATAAAAGTCAAACATACTCGGATGGTTTTGTTATTCGCCATTTGTCCCGAGGACCACTTCTGTATAATCGTAGTGGCATTAACTATAACATCTTTAAAGAACGTTACCAAACTTACTGAACACCTCTTGTTCATTGTACCGAGGGAGGGACTCGAACCCTCACGGCCGTTACTGACCAAGGGATTTTAAGTCCCTCGTGGCTACCATTACACCACCTCGGCATTTGTTTTACAAAGATAATGAATATCTCTGATAAAGTCATAAAAAAACCCCGAACTTTTTTTAGTTCAGGGTGAATATCTATAAATAGAAACGGCTCTGAACAAGTTACGGCATAAGTCTTCTTAATAGACCTTGTCTATCAAGTAATAACGTATGTAATAATGTTGTTCTCATGTTTTTATAAATATGTCTTAATTTACGAAGCTTTCTTCAAAGTAAGTATCGCTTGAATTGTCTTCAATGTTCTCTGTATGATTTAATGTAACTATTTTATTGTTGAAGTCAAATATAAAGTTACCATCGGACCCCTCATTAATTTCCCATCCACCAAAATTTCTGGATAGCTCTCCGTAACACCAATCCTCAATTCCTGAGGGAACTCCACTACCATTCTCTTCAAACGAACTCTCCATATAACCAGAGTCTCCTGACCCATTATAAGTTACGGTTAAAATACCATCGTTAGGAATTTCAACATCTGAAAACTCAGTTTCAATCCAACGGTTAAATCTTTCAATATCTTCCTCAGAATCATATTCTAAAGAAGAACCATCACCTCTACTATAGAAAGACCACCAATGAGAGAATGTGATTACTTTAGCATCAACATCAATATCATACTCAAGTCTTTGATAGTTAATGTCATCATCGTGTTCTTTAATCAATCCTTGGTCATCACAATACTTCATAATTTTTTGAAGTATGGGTATTAGTCCTGGAGGGATATCGGCATTATAGTTATTTGCAAAACCAGTTACATACTCCCAATTAATATCGTCGTAACTGAATGTCCAACCGTTATCTATATCAACCTCAATATTACCATCTCTCATTCCTAATGAACCTAGGTAATTAGTTACTCTTCTTAGATATTGTTTTTCTTCTGGTGTTAAAATTCCTTTCATAATTATAAATATCAGTCAGTGAATTCAAGTTTCATTGTTTTTAACATCCACTGAGGTCTTTGATTTGTTGATATATTATTGACCCACTCTTTAGCCGAAGGAATGTAGTTATTACAATCCTCCTTTACATGTTGTTCACCAACATATCTAGTATAAACGGTTATACCGTCACTATTTTTGAATTCGGTACCAAATTTCTTTTCCATTTCAAAAATACCTTCACTATGATGTCTAAACATTCTATGTAGTGAATCACCAAACCATCCTTTAGTTTCGTCTAACCATTCGTGTAGATGAATATAGTCTTCAGGTTTTCCACCAAATTTTTTGGCGGATGATTTTGCGTGTAAGTTAGGGTGTGCCATCTTTCCAATAGTCTTTATTATAATTAAATAAGGTGAATTGTTTCTCCATTCCAAAATAAACTAAATCCGCCAATTCTTGAGTGTATAATAATTTCCAATCGTTAACGTCACCAAATTCTTTTTCGTAACAATTGTTGTAAATTTGAGTTTCAAAATATCCGCTTAAATCGATATCACCATTTTTCACAAATGGGAGTGATTTTAAGTCTTTTTCTAAAAATTCAACTCTAACATAATAGTCAGGAGTTTTACCTATATTATCAATAATTTTATCTAAATAAAATTCATATCCTCTCAACATATCAGTATTAGTAAACTCTTTTTTAATAATACCTCTAATCCAAGATTCAAAATCTATTGAATATGATTTATTATTGTGTAAAAAAATACGGAATAATGATGCTAATCTAGAATATGGATTTCGAATATTTAAAATTAAGGTATAATCGAGTTTATCTTTTTTGGTTGAATACCCGTGTTGACTGGAAATATCAAAATTATAAATTTTTTGTAGTACCCCACACGTTCTGGTTGCGGTTCTCATAGGAGTTACCCAAACTATTTTTAATTCGTCAGAATAGTTCATTAAAATCCTTTTGTTTGATTTCTTCTTGCCTCTTCAGCTTCTTTGTAAACTCTAACCCAAGTTAAAAACACATCAATAGGGGCTAGAATCCAACACATAATAATTAGACCCATACTTTCGAGACCTGGTGATATTCCAAGACCACCCGACATAACATCTCTGTTCCATTTTCTAATTGACATAATTACACAGTAAACGAAGCAAACAATGTAATAAGACCAAAATAATTGCATAAAATATAATTTAGTGGAGAATGAGGGAGTCGAACCCACGACCTCTTGAATGCAAATCAAGCGCTCTAGCCAACTGAGCTAATTCCCCTATTAGAGCCTCCTGTCGGAATCGAACCAACGACCTACTGATTACAAATCAGTTGCTCTACCTGCTGAGCTAAGGAGGCATTTGTGGGTATATGTTCATCACATATTCTTGGGTTCCCACACACCCCTTGAGCGGTAGACAGGGTTCGAACCTGCGACCTCGTACTTGGAAGGAACGAGCTCTACCAACTGAGCTACTACCGCAATTTTGGCGGTCCCGACGGGATTCGAACCCGTATCTCGCACCGTGACAGGGTGGAATTGTAACCATTCAACCACGGGACCAATTTAGGTTTTGGTGTAAACACCCTACATGACTTTAACCTAAAAAGTACACTGAGTAATTTAAAACCCCCAGCGGTTTTTACTCCACAAAGATATGGTTATATTCCGATATTCTTCGCTTCAATTTGTTAACATATTGTGGGTCCTCGGCATAAACTTTACCTAATAACGCAAAATATTGTTTTTTTGTTATATCGTTACGTGTTTTCAACATGTGTTCTTGCCACAGTGAATAATCGTACACGCTATAACCCCAATCTCCGTATTTTGAGTATCCACTTTGGGTTACCCCAATTCTTGCGGATTCTCTTTTGGTTGGGACCTTCATCCCAAAAAGATTGTTAGCTGATTTAAACAGCTTTGATGTAAACTCTCCTGATTCTAATATAGCTTGTGCGAACACAATATCAGGAAATTTTATACCATACTTAATTATCTGCTCATACAAACTCTCTTTTGAGATACTCTCTTGAGTATTACTTTGTAATTGCTTCTCTTGTGCTTTTGTTGTCATTGTTCCTAACAATAACAACACAGTCAATAAGAATGTTTTTCTCTTCATTTCTTTCTTTTTGTCTGTTTATGCTTCAGGATTACTCCATCCACGATACTACAACATTGGAAATTATTTCCACCCACCTCGGAGGCCCCTGTAGGATTTGAACCTACGACCAGTTGATTAACAGTCAACTGCTCTACCACTGAGCTAAAGGGCCTTATAATAATAATCAAAGTTTTCAATAAAGGAAACTTTTGTCGGGGTAGGAGGGGTCGAACCTCCCGCCTCTTGGTCCCAAACCAAGCGTCTCACCCCAAGACTATACCCCGTACATAAAAAAACCCTGAAGTATTAGTTCAGGGTTTAGATAATTGGCTATAATATTATTACCAAATAATCGATTCTGAACGTACAAACATAGTGCCCGCATCCCCATTAGGAGTTGTAGGTGTGTCTAAATTTGTATTTGTGTTCATAGTTTTCATAGTACAATATTACAATAAATATATTTAAAATCAAATAAATCCCTATTTTATTTTTTTTAAGGTAGTGTGTTACTTCCTTTTAGGTAAAATTCACCTACAACTTTTGGTCTTAATTCCGTACCTGAATACGTACCGTAAACTCTATATTGACCAGCAGGGATACGATTTCCAGTGTAATTCATAACATAACTATACAATGTTGAATTTGTGTTAAATGCTACTCTGTATGCCCCGTTATTGTGTTTTGTTGACATTTTATTCTGTCTCCAATTTGAGTTTGGTGTTGCATTCACAGGAATTAACACTGTAATCCAAACAAATTGATTGTTAACCAACGGTCCACTAATTTTAACAGTTCCCATATTATACACTCCCGTTGATGTTTGAGTAATATCAGATTGAATTACTGACGGTAATGTTCCATTATACCAATGTGGCATATCTACATAATTTCTTAAATCCGAAAAGTTTGTAGGTCTAATAGGTGACCCAGTAAAAAAACCATAAAATGGAGTGTTTGTTGGAGTTTTTACGCTTTGTGATGGAACAGTCTTCAAATAATTTACAATCATCCCTGTTTTTGTTTGAGGTTCAACAAAAATGTAAGCCTTTGGTCCAACCGTTGGAACAGTTGGTGAGGTAGACATTGTTCTTAGGTCTTGCCCCTGAGTTGATTCAATTGAAGTTTGTTCAACTGGTTCGAATACGTCATCTTTACTACAAGATACGAATAATACTGAGGTTGCGAATAACGCAACGAATAATTGTTTTAATTTCATGGTCATAATTTATAAGTGTTTTTTAAATATTTTTTCGATTGAATCTTCCTCTTCAACAGACAAAGAATAATACTTATTTTTAAGTAAGTCCAATTTTTCAATAAAGTCGGACTCCATTCTGCCTCGTTTATCGTTACCCTCTGATTTAAAGGTAATAACACTCTCAGGAAGATGGTTTTCTTTAACAAGATATTCAATTAATTCTTTAATTTCCCAACTACTACAAGAGTCAACAAACTCAATTGGGTCGATGTCAATATCATCTGGTGTAAATTCTGGCATACGGTATATTTTTAAATCTGTTTATGTTTTAATTCTTGACAAAGATATACAAACAATTTGATTTTGGAAAATATTTGTAGATATTTATTATTATGATGATAGACAAATTAATTACGTGTCTTTTGGGAATTAACCAAAAATATGAGAACTCGGGAGCTTTGAGATGTGGAAAACCTCGAACCGTTAACTATTGCTAAATCATTAGTATAATAGAAAGGGGTCGAATTCGACTCCTTTTTTGTTTTTATCACCTAAATAAACTATGTTTGTAAAAATTGGATTAAAATGAGTACGGTATTGGTATTAAATTACGACTATACCCCTCTTAATGTAACAAGTGTTAGGAGAGGTTTTGTATTGGTGGACAAAGGGAAGGCTGAAGTTATCAAATCAGACGAGAACCCTATTGTTACTGGTTACAATGTCCACGTGCGTCCAGTTATCATCCGACTATTAAAATACATAAAATATCAGGTAAGAAAGTTAAGGGCGAACAGGGCAAGAATTTATAAGAGAGATAATCACGAATGTGTTTATTGTGGGTCAAAGAAAGACTTGACCTTAGACCACGTTATGCCTAAATCAAGAGGAGGAGGTAATGAGTGGACTAATCTTGTTACGTCTTGTTTTAAATGCAACCTTAGAAAAGGTAATAGAACACCAGACGAGGCAAAGATGTTTTTGAAACAAAAACCTTATGTTCCAACATTGATTAATGATAATGCGACCCTTCAAAAGGTTTGGAATGATTATCAAAAATCATTTGTTTATTAGAAAAATTTACTAAATTTAAAAATACACTTATGACAACAGAGACTAAACTAAAAGTAGGTATAGTTCTATCAGTTTTAACACTATTATGGTCAACAGTAATGTGGAGTAATAGTATTGAAACCGTTAAATTACAGTCAAGTACGATTGAACTACAATCAAATACGATTGATAGTTTACACGATGAACTATTTAACACCAAAGTTGAAAACTTTAGACATGAGTTAACTCGAGAAGAAATTCTCAAACCAAATAAAAAAATAAATAAACAATACGAAGAGTATTACAATCACGAAACAGAGTAAAATGCAATCAGAGAATTACACAAACCCAGAACAAGCAGGTGAAGGACAGAATCCTCAAGACCTAATTAACGCGTCTTTAATCTTCGCAAGAGCTTTAGGATTAATCTTAAAGAACGGTGAAGGTATTGTTGTTGACGTTGTAGGAGACATCAATTTAGGTCCTGAAATTAAAAAAGTAATTGTATTTGAATACAATGACCAAGTCCACATTTATAAATGTGAAGAAGACTTAGAAGAAGGAACTGCAGTAAACATGGACACAAATAAGGAGGGTCCTGAAGTTATAGAACCAAACGCAGAGCCTGAAACTGAGGCATAATTTTTTTTAAAAACATATAAATGAGAGTATTAGGATTTTCGGTGGGGCATGATAAAGGTGCGGTCATTATTGAGAACGGAAAAGTTGTTGTTGGGATAACCCAAGAAAGAATTTCCAGAATAAAACATGACGGAGCTCACCAAGGTGGAATAGTCCCATTTGAATCAATTAATTATTGTTTAAATGCTCTTAGCATTACACATAGAGATATTGATTATTATGTATATAGTACCACAGAGATTGAGGACACAGCTGGAAATCAATTCTTTTCAAAATACCATGACCTTAAAAGAGAGATATTATATTTTATCCCTCACCATTTAGCTCATGCATATTCCTCATTTTTTAGTTCAGGTCTTGATGAGTCAGCGGTTATTGTTGCTGACGCATCAGGAAGTATTTTAAACTTTAAAAACAAACTAAATCTTTGGTATGAAAAAAACCGAGATGGTCTTGACACCAACGAGGATTGGACAGAGGGTATTTCAATATACAACTTTAAAAAAAATGAGTACTCAGAGGTATATAAGAAATGGATAAAATATCCTGTACCACTTGATACAGACGAAGACACTTCTTTAGGTACAATGTATTCAACAGGGTCATTACAACTAATTTTTGAACCAAAGAGTCAAACATGGCCTGCGGGTAAACTGATGGGATTGGCATCTTATGCTAATCCTGACATTGTTGCGGAGGCTCCGTTTTTTGTTGAAGAACTTGAAAATGACATTAAACTTTCAAATAATCGAATATATCCTAGGGTTTCTTGGAAGTCTGATTTCTATTCGAGAGCTTGTGTTGCAGGTATCTACCAAAGAGAACAAGAAAGAGCGTCATTAATTTTAGCCAAAATGGCAAAAAATCTCACAGACAGTAAAAACATTTGTGTTGCTGGTGGTTCATTTCTAAACTGTAATTCAAATGAAATAATTTTGAATTCGGGACTTTTTGAAAATTGTTATTTCTTACCTCCGAGTGACGACAGTGGAATACCGTTAGGATGTGCTTGGTACGCCTACCAACAGTTGACTGAAATTGAGGAAACTGAAAAAATGAGTCCTTATTTTGGTAAAACATACTCAAAGAGTGAAATTTTTGAGGCATTAAACGAACATCCTGATTTAAGATATTCTGAGTTTGGAAATTTTGACGAGCTACTTGATATTGTATCTTATCATTTAACTCAAAATAGAATTATAGGGTGGTTTCAGGGAGGTTCTGAAATAGGCCCGAGAGCTTTAGGTAATCGTTCAATATTAGCATCCCCAATAGAGAAATGGATGACAGGTCATATTAATTCAGATATCAAACATAGAGAGTGGTATAGACCTTTTGCACCTGCAGTTCTTTTTGAACAACAGGGTGAAGTTTTTGAAAGTTCAGTTTATTCACCGTATATGTTGGTAACCACAACTGTTAAGGAAGAATGGAGAAATAGAGTCCCCGCAATTACACATATCGATAATTCGTCAAGACATCAATCAGTAACTCTTGAGAATAACCCAAGATTTCATTCTTTAATTTCTAAGTTTTATGAAAAAACGGGTGTACCTGTTTTATTAAATACAAGCTTTAATGGACCACACGAACCTATTGTGGAAACACCATTAAACGCCATTAATACTTTTTTAAGTAATAATCTTGATATTTTAGTGATTGGTAACATCCTAATTACTCGAGATTAATATTTTACTCAGAGTTAGATAATTTAGAATTATTTGTATATCTTTGTAAAAAATAAAACATATGACTATAGGACAAGATTTTCAAAACTATTACGTAAAACATTTAGGTAAACCATCTTTGGATTTACATAATTTTTCAAACCATATTGAGTCGTCAATGACTCCGTACATTCTTGAGGAAAGAGAATTGAGAGCAACTCAAATCGATATCTTTTCAAGATTAATGAGAGATAGAATTTTATGGGTTGCAGGTCCTGTTAATGACCACATGTCAACTATTGTTCAAGCACAATTAATGTTCTTGGATTCTAACGACAAGGCGGACATTACGATGCATATTGACTCACCAGGTGGAAGTGTAAAATCAGGGTTATCTATGGTTGATGTTATGAACTATATTGCCTGTGATATTAGAACAATTAATACAGGTATGGCAGCATCTATGGGTTCGGTATTGTTGGGAGCGGGGACTAAAGGTAAACGAAGTTCTTTGAAGTATTCAAGAACTATGTTACATCAATCTTCAGGAGGTGCTGGAGGTAATATTCAAGACGCTCGAGTTACATTTAAAGAGTGGGAAAAAATCAACGATACATTATTTGACCTTTTAGGTGAATATTGTGGTAAAACCGCAGAACAAGTTAAACTTGATGCTAGTCGTGATTTATGGTTGGATAGTCAAGAGGCGTTAGATTACGGAATTATTGACGAAATTGTTAAAACAAAAAAGAAGGGTGTTTAACCCTTCTTTTTTTTTTAGACTTTAGAACACCCCCTTTATTTTTGTTCGTCAGTTTATAAAATAACGTTTTATCGTCATTTTGCCGTATTAGACTGCTTTAGCAATTGCTTCTTTACCCTTATCGAGTAATCCGCCAAAACCTCCACTGTCCGCCATTCCAGTCTTTAATTTATCATAAACACCAGATGCTTTATCATTCATTTTTCCAAATAATTCACAAACAATACCACTAAGTTGTTTTTCTAAATTGTTTGCAAATGCGGTATCTTTAACTACACCACCTAAGGCGTTTCTTATAAATGTATATCCACTACCAGAAAGACCTTTGTCATTTTGAATCATCATCACTACGGCCTCTGAAAGTGAGTTGGCAATTAAAGTTGTTAACGCCTCGCAACTTTTGAGGGCTTTGGCAAGCTCTAACGGATTCGATGTTATAAATGAAACCAAGAAATTTTTAAAGTAACCTCCAAGTCCAATAGAACTTAAAAGAGAATTAACCAAAGGTTCAACAATAGTCTCAACGGCTCCTCCAAACGAATTACCAAAGATTTTACCTAAAAAATCCATCAAATTTTCGTTTACCATACCTTGTTCATCAAGATATCTAATCTCTTCTAAAAGAGAGTACATCATTTTTTGTTGTTTCTCTTCAGATAACTTGTGAAAGTTTCTTGCGTTACTCTCAGATTCAACAATCATCATGATTCTACTTTCAACTAACTTTTGTTCAATTAAAAGTTTCTCTTTTTTTTCTTTAGTCTCTATAATAGACTTTTTGATTTGTTTTTTTAACATCATTGTTTTTTTTACTCAATTCTCCATTTAGAATCCGATAATGGCCCACCTTCTTTATTACCTTTAAGAATATCCACATAATTATCAATTCTACTTAGAATTCCTCCCCATTTACCTTCAAATTCATTGGCACATGCCTGAACTTTTTCTTTCATCGGTAATAGAGTGTTTGGTTCAACACGTTTTTTAGTTCTCCAAGCTTCGTAATACGCTTCAATAGTATCTCTACAGTCTCTTTTACTTGTTGGAGTCTGATTAGAAATTGCTTTAGTAAATTGTTGTTCAATATTACCTCCGTCAGCACCCACTACATTTTTTGGTGGGAAAAACATAACTAAATCTTCAGCGAACAATGTTCCTGCAGGATAAACAACTTTAGAACTCCAAGTTTGAGCTTCTTCGGCATCTAAATCTTTTCTTAATTTACCACCTAAGTCAGTATATTTTTTAATAACTTTAATTTGTTCAGGTGTTAATCCTCCTGTAACTCCTTTATTAATAATACTTCTGTATAGTGTCACACCATTAACAACTTTCTTTTCGAACATTTGTGGGTTCTCCAAGTTCTCACGAGTTGTTTTAATATCTTTAGCCTCAGCCCATCCACCTTCTTGTTGTACTAAAGCAGTGTCAGCCGCGTTTGCCGCTTGTGTTGCCGCAGTAACCGCTTGTGCCGCCGCTTGTTGAACTTCCGTACAATCCAATTTACCTGGAAGGAATTGGAATTTACCGTTATCGTCAAAAATACCAGCTCTACCGTCAGCAAAGAAATATCTAAATTTACCAGGAGTTTTTGTACTCTCTTGTTTAATTGCAAATTGTAATGCAGGATTCTTAGTTTGCATTGTTACAATTTTACCGTTCTTTACACATCCGTCAGTTAATATTTTATTTAACTTACTTTTTAAATCAGCATCAACTTGTTCTGAAATTAAAGGTTTTTTCATTTTGGAATGCATTTCCAAAATCGCCTCTTTATCTTTTTGAGTAATATTGTTCATTTTCATATTTTTTAAAATTTAGAAATCGGTATTGTCACCGCTAATACGTTGTTCTTCACCTGAAATCTCAGGTTCAACCTCAGTTGGTTTAGATTGACATATTTTAGTCACATCAGCATCTGTAAATGTTGTAAATCCTTTACCACTTAAAGCTGCTTGGGTTTTTGGTCCAAACTTACCGTCAGTAACTAATCCTAAACATCCTTGTACTTTAGCAATTGTGTCGGATTTACATCCTTTTGAGTAAGTTCCTGAACATGGTTTATATCCACCTGTTTTGGAACCTCCTCCTCCACCTTTTTTGGAGCCTCCTCCACCTGAACCTCCTTCATCTTTAATAGATAATAAACTATCTTCAACAATATCTCTTAATGGTCTATAAATTTTTAACCATTCTGAAGTTTGGTCAAAATCATCATCTAAAAATTCCAACAAATCACCTTCACTACCATAATCTTTATTAAATCTTGTGACTAAAGCACAAAAATCAGAAGCCGTTTTTAAAGATTTAAAAGCCCCGTATACCGCTTCCTCATCAGTCCCTACACCTTTCATTGCGTCATATAATTGGTCTGATAAATTTCTGACATCTCCGTCACTAATACCTCTCTTAAGTTTATCAATTTTGGATTTATCGGTTGTACAATATTGGACAATTTTGTCAACTTTAGCTTTGGCATTGTCTTTATCCAAGTACCAAATAACTAAGGGAGTTAATGCTAACGCAGCAGCTCCACCTAAAACCGCACCTCCTAAGGCCGTGGCAGCAACTGCCCCTCCTGCAATATTAGGTGCTAATGTGGCACCAAGAGTAAATGCTGTTCCTGTGGCTCCTCCAGCAACACTAGCTCCAGCTGCGGCAGCTCCTCCTGCGGCAGCGGCACCTAAACCTGTACCTGCGGCTGTTGCAATTCCTGTTTTTGTTAAAGTATCTTGTTCTGAAATTACTTTTTTATTTTCATCCAAAGTTTTAGATGAATCGTATTCCATCATTAACTTTATTCTCTGTAACGCCTCTTCAGGGCTATATTTAGGTTGTACCATGTGAATGTATTTTATTTATAAATATATTGTTATTACCAAATTTGATTAGCGGCCCCTCGAGTAAGTCCTGTTTCCCATTTCTCACCAGCAACTCCTAATTTATTTGCTTTACCTCTTGTTAGTGTATATGTGTCAGCCCATTTAGGAACCGAACCACCACCTGATGATGGTGATGCAGGTGCCGCTGCGGCATCTTGTTCACCCATCTCTCCTTTATTACTCTCCTCAGAATGTTTTTTAAAAAACCCTATTAGGAAATCTACGTCTAATATCATAGTTATAAATATTTTGTAGTTTGTAAAAAAAAATATTATATTTGTGGCATGAGAAAACTGTTTTTATTATTAGTCGTTTTGGTCTTAACTTCTTGTGAACACTATATCACAGAGATTAGTGACCTTACTCTTAGTGGTCTTTACGTTGTTAGTGAAGTTGAGGTGGTTAGTACCGACCCTCAGTATAGTACCAACACTAGTTATCGTGGAGGCCAGGTATTTCAAGATAACGATTTACCTGTACCATTTAATCGTATTAAGACAAACGATTTCAATATCAACTTTGAGAATAATGGGTTCAATGGTGATTTTGGATTGATTTGGACTAATAAAAATCAACCATCGTCAATCCCGATATGGTTATACGACACAAGATACAATTCGGATGGTTTTCGGGTCTTAAATAATAACGCATATAATTTGGGTTATATCGTATTACAATATAGAACATTAGAGAATCAACCCATCATAATGACTTTCCAAATTGAAAAAGATGGGTACGAATCTTTGCAGTTATTAAGTTCAGGTACTTACCCAATAGGTCAATACGGAGAAAATAAAAAATTAAGATTGTATCTAACAAGAATACATCCTTAATAGAACTCACTCTTTGGTAATGCGTCAGGATTAATAGTATAATATTCATTTAAGAACATTACCAATTCTTCTTCATCTAACTCAATTTTTTCTTCTTCAAAGATTTCATCGTCTTCATACTCTTCACCAAAAAAATCAAATGATTCAGACACAAGGTCGAATCCATAATCCGCAACGTTAGTATAATCTATACTATCGGTTCTCAATACTTCTTCACTATCTTCAAGTGTTCTGAATGAAACGTCTAAAACGTTGGTATCTGTGTTTAAGAAGTATGATATAATTTCTCTAATTTCCATAATAAGTTAATTTATAAACAAATATGCGTAAACATATCAAAAGTCATAAACTTATCAATGAATATCATTTTTATTTCCATATTTATTCGTATAATTTATTCATAATACAAGACATATGAGATTCAATTCACTAACAATCGACGACTTTTACTCAAACCCAATGGAGGTTAGAGAATTCGCACTTAAACAAGATTTTGCCGTAAGAGGTAACTACCCTGGTATGAGAACTAAATCGTTTCTAAACGATTCGATTAAGAAAAGAATGAGAGATATTTTATATCCATTCGCAGGTGAGATTACTTGGTGGGGAGGAGACTATACGGGGTCGTTCCAATATACTACGGCATCTGACAGGTCATGGATACATGCGGATTCAACAACTGATTGGGCTGCAGTATGTTATTTAACTCCTGATGCTCCTGTTAGTGCAGGTACTGGAATTTTTAGACATAAAAAAACAGGTTGGATGCATTACGATTATAAAGAAGCTGAAAAAAATCCCGAATATAACAAAAACGCGCCTTCAGGTGATGACATGCAAGACTATACTAAATGGGAGATGGTTGATAGAGTTGGTAACATATTCAACAGATTGATTATGTATAGAGCAGATAACTATCATGTATCTTTAGATTACTTTGGTAAGGATATCAATGACGGTAGATTATTCCAAGTATTTTTCTTTAACACAGAACGTTAATCTTCTGTGTTGACAGTAAATAAAATTTCAGGATTTAATTCTGAGATTATTTCAAGAACTCCTTCAACACAATAACAAATGTCTTGTGTTGTTTTTATTTTATTAAACTTTTTAAACCCTATTATAATTGGATTAAACGTTTTATGAAATGAATTTGGAGTCATGTTTTTAGGGGACCATAAGTTCTCATATGGTATACCGAGTCCGTTTAAAAAATCAATACTATCCTCAGTATAAGATTCAAAATATGGAATATTTACCAAATCCATTATTTCTTTTATTTTATTCTCTTCACCTTCTCTTTTATCAAAATATGAATAAAGTAACAATGACGATTCTTCTTGGTTTTTTTGCATAAAATGCCACAAGAAATATTCATTATTTCTTGCGACACTTTGGAAATCATTAACAGTAATAATTCTTTTTTCCATTATCTAAGATTTGCACCACATAACCAAGTTACAAGTGATTTTCTTGTACCTGAATTTAATGGGGTAACTCTATGTAATAGAAATGAAGGGAAAAAACATAGAGTACCCAAACCTTTTGGTACTGACATAATAGCACCTCCTGGGTTCATTTGTAATTCTCCTCCTTCATATTCTTCAGGTGTTGATAATTGTAACACACAAGATAATTTTCTATTTGAAATTCCAGGTCCTAAATCGGCGTGCCAATCATAGTGACCACCATTACCATAATATTTGGTATACTGTAGTAAATCTTGGTATCCCCAAATATCAAAATTCCACATCGCCTCGTTAGCAATCTTAGCATATTCTGATATTCGTTTGTAAATCCACTCAGTTTCAGGGTTATCAGATATCCAAGAAATCTCACTTAATCTGTAAGTACTTTCAACCTCTTCGGTATCGTTACCCACAGTTGTTGCCTTTTGTTTAGGAAGTGTTTCTCCTATTTCAATAATTTTAATTAATTCTTCGGGTGTGAAAACATCCGTAAAATAGTAGTAATTTAAATGGTTGACATTGTTTCTTTGGCTATCCAAAAAATAGTTTGATGATGACATTTTAATTTAATTTTATATCATTAAGTATAAATAACTCGTACCCAATATTCAATAGACTTACTAAAAAAAATGAAAAAACATAAAATAATTGACTCAATATTTTTTTACGATGAAATTGACATGTTAATATTCAGATTATCCGAATTAAATGAACATGTCGACCAATTTATAATAATGGAATCTGGAATAGATTTTGTCGGGAATCCTAAACCATTATTCTTTAAAGAAAATGAACATTTATTTGAGGAATGGAAGGACAAAATTACCTATCTATCGTTTGAAAATATGTCATCAAAAGAGTTTGATGAGTTATTTAATTCATTAAAAGAAATTAAATTTCAGAGTATTAAGTTGAATGAAATCATTAACCAACAAAATATTCAACTATATCTGTTAACAATTTTATACCACCATTTACGGTCGTCTGATTTATATTTTGAAGATTTGATTATGATTTCAGACGTTGACGAAATTCCTGACCTAACAAAGTTATCAGAAATAAACAATAAAATTATCTTTTCCTCAGTAATCTTAAGACAAAAAAATTTTATTTGGTCTACTAACTTTATTAGTTCAAATTCAAACGCAGGGACTATTTGTAACCAATTTACCACAATAATAACAAAACCCTCGGTGCTTATAGAATCTTGGTTTTTTAAAAATAATTTGAACTTACAAGGGTTTGAAATTGTCGATTCGGGATACCATTTTTCTCATTTTTATGATATTGAGAGGACAAAAAATAAATTAAAATTAATCAACCCTTTAGTTACTGATTTGGATATTGAAAATAGTTGGGACAATTTAGTATCAATTCCAACAATTAATGATAAAAACTCTTACAGGTTGAGTGAATATTTTGGGGAATTACCCAAGAACATCCACTTACTTAAAAATCAACCAATTGGTAGGGAATACCCCAAAAACCATCTTGTAGTTATTAATTCTGGTGTGGAAGTTGTTGAAAGCAGATTTAGTTCGTTTACCGATTTGATTTATTTAGTGAACTTTACTAACGACCCAAAAGTTTCATTTAAAGTAAAATTAACGGATAAAATAACTCAATACAATATATTAATACCAAACTCAAAATACTATGATATATTGATTGAAGAGAACACTTTTGAAAATTTTCAAAAAATGTTTGGAGTAAATGAGATTAGTAAAATAATATCTGTTGGTCTTCCGTTGACTAAAGATTTATTCACATTTTTTAATAACGAAAATCCTGATAAACTTGTAACGATTCCTTGGTCTGAATTAAGAGAAGGATTTGTTTACGACAAGATATCTGAAATATTATAAAAAAACCCCTCGATTAGGAGGGGTTTGTTGTTAATTGTATTTATTGAATCTGTTAAACATTTCCATAATTTTATTCTTTTGGTTTTTGAACCCTTCTTGAAGGTCGGTGTCAATTTCTTCCCACTCTTCTTCTTCTGAATTGTCTCCATCAAAATCACTATCCTCATCTTCTTCACCTTCATAAGAAAACTCTTGGTATGGTCCACCCTTACCAGGTCCTTCACTATCAAAATCATATGCTGGGTCCATGTCACCGTAAATTCCTTGAGAGCCCGATACGTCTACCTCATCAATCTCGTCAGCAAATGCTGATTCCATTGTTTCATATTCATTAACAGGATAAACATCATCAGGGCCTCCTGAAGTAAAATCAAATGCCCCCCATTCTTCTTCATCATCCAAATCCATATCATCAGCTTTAACTGAATACGTATCATCACCGAATTGTTCAGGTCCTTTATTTTTAAAATCATAGCCAGGTTCAATCGGGTCATCAGTTACTTTACGGTAACCACCTTGTTCATCTAATTCGTCGTCTAAAAACCCATCGTCTTCATTATCAGGATTTTCGTAGTCTTCCATATCCTCTTCCTCATCTTCTTTATATAAGTTTTTGTGCATTCCTTCAAATGTATCTACATCATTACCACCACCTTCAACATAGTCAAAATCACCATGTTTTAAGTTAAGGTCTCTAACTTTATAAATGTCGTCTAAATGTCCCGTTTCTTCTTCTAATCCGTCCATTAAAGTTGCATCCCAATCAGAATCACTTTCTTCCATTTCACCTTCATTATAACCACATTCCATACACTCCCCTTCAGTCATTTGACCACCACATTGTTCACACATAGATTTTTCTTCAACTTGTTCGTTGATACCCATGTTTGAGTATTTCTTAACCTCACCTTTATTATTAACCACTAAACCTTCTTTATCTCCCGCAAAATCATACACAGTTAATGGTTGTGTGTTCGACACTTGTGGCTGCATGGTTTGGTAACCATTGTAAACACTTTTATGTTGGTCCAAAATATCAGATTTCTCTTCCGATGATAATTGACCTAATCCAAAATATCCTCTCATAACTATTATTTTTATTATAAATAGTTTGAAAAGGTTCTTTTTTTCGTTTGACTATTTTAAGAAGTAATTCTATACTTCTACTAAGGGAGAGATTCATATTCATTTGATAGTATCTTGGTAATTTACTTATCGCCTCAATTTTGAATTTCTCCCCTTTTTTTATTATGACAATTAACAATTACGATATAGAATCTTACTGTGAAGGAGCCGTTATGTTAGACGGTCTTGAAGACGCAATTGTTGGTATTGTTGAGGATTTCAACGGTCCACGAATACTTTACTCTCAACATAAGATTTTATCTATATTACAAGAACGAGACCTCATGACTTTCGGTGAAGCCGAAGAGTTTTATGACTTCAATATTAAAGGTCTATATGCGGGAGAACAAAATCCTGTTTTTTTAATTACTATTTCAGAATAATTTTATTATCTTTGCCGTATGATAAAGATAGAGACTGATAGCAAGGGGAGAGCCACCTCTGATGTGTGGATATTTTCTGACCCACACTTTAACCACAAAAATATATGTCGAGGAACGACTAATTGGAGAACGCCTCAAGGTGAAGTACCAATTTCTCAGACTCGTGACTTCCCAACTTTGGAGAAGATGAACGCCGCGATTGTAAATAACATCAATGAGAATGTTATGCAAGACGATATCCTTATTTGTCTTGGTGACTGGTCTTTTGGTGGGTACGAATCTATACGTGAATTTTGGGACCGAATTGTTTGTAAAAACATTCACCTAATTTTAGGTAACCATGACCACCACATTGAAAATAACAGAGGGGGTTCTCAAGGGTTATTTAAATCCGTTTCTCACTACAATACGTTGAAGATACAAGAACATACCTTCCGTTTGATGCACTACCCTATAAGTTCATGGGATGGACTTAATAAAGGAGTTATGCACTTACATGGTCACTGTCACTTACCGACCAACTTAAGGTTTGGTAAAGGTCAGAGAATGGACGTAGGGATGGATGGTCACCCTGAGTTCAGACCTTATAACGTTATGCGTGAAGTGGTTCCTTTGTTAAGACACAGAGACAAACTTTCTGAGATGGCTAATGACCACCATTTAGATGACCTTATAAACAAAGACAATGGAGAAATCAGTTAAATTATTTTATACACCTCCAAGAGAAGAATCATTTAATGAACTCAAGGAGGTGTGTATTAGATTTTGGAAGTCCTTTGATGACGAATTTGGATACTCAACTGAAAAAATTAACAGAATTAAGGACTTACCAAATGACGGACCTAATTTTGTTATGATGGTTCAAATGATTCATCCAGTTGCTCGAGAAGTTATTTCAAAATTACTATCTTTGGAGACTAGAAATGAAATTAGTATGAGAATGTACGGATGGGAAGAAGAAAATGAATTTGACCATTTCAACATTTGGAATATAGATAACAATATAACTCAAGAATAGCATGGAAAAAAATTATGTAGTTCACGAAGAATTAAATGACAAACAACAAGCGATGTATGATGAATGGAAAGGTCATATTAAAGCAATTTATGGTGAATACGGGACCTTCACTTGGAAGATTACTCCCACAGGAATTGGGAGTGGTGTTGTGGTTTATAGTCACAAGACAAAAACAGAATTAGATTTAACAGACGTAGATAATTGGTAATATGGAATATTGTTACGATAAAAGATTAATTGATATTAATTCCACAATTAATTTATCACATAAACATAAAGTCATATTGTGGCTTTGGAAAAAATGTGGAACGTCACATATGTCAAAAATCATGAACAATTTTGATTTTAAATTTTATATGGTAGAAAATAACAATTTTATTTTACTTGAGGATAATATTGTTCAAAAACACTATTGTAATTTATTTCATGGTCATGAAGATTATAAACTTTTAACAGCCGTTAGAAACCCTTACTCAAGATTTTTTTCAGAATATACCTTTAATAGGGACCCTGAAGAATTTATTGATAATGAGATAAATAAAGAAAAATTTAAATCTCTGATTTATAGGTCAATAGTCCACTCGGATTTTTATCCAAATGACTGTATAGACTTTTCGGAAAGAGTTCCTGATTATGTGGTCAGGGTTGAGAATCTATATGAAGATTATAGTAAAATACCTTTTATAGTTGAAAGTGATTACTATAAAAGTGGGGAATTAAAAAAAATGACAACTCAAAAAATAAATGTGTCAAACAAAGATGAATTTCTTTGGAAGAAATTTTACACACAGGAAATCGCAGATATTGTATATTATAGAATGTTGAGGTATTTTGAAATGTTTGGGTATGATAAGGATTCATGGAAAAAATAATAATTATATGGGAAAAAATTTATACATAGTAAGAGGAGTACCTGGTTCAGGTAAATCAACATTCGCACAATCAATTGCCAAATCATGGCAAATTTTTGAGGCGGATAAGTTCTTTATGAAAAACGGACATTATGAGTTTGATTATACTGGATTAAAAGACGCACACGAGTTTTGTAAAAGACAAGTTCATAAAGCAATGGTTCCAACTTTGTTTAATTCAATATTTTATCGTAATATTGTGGTGTCAAATACTTTCACCCAAGAATGGGAAATGAAGTTCTACAAACTTATCGCTAAAAAGTACGGTTATAAAGTTTATACCATCATTGTGGAAAACAGACATGGTGGTGTTAACCAACACGGAGTTCCTGAAGATAAGGTAGAACAAATGAAAAATAGATTTGAAATTAAATTATAAATAAAAACAAAAAACATGCAAACATTAGTATTCAACACATCAACAAAAAGCGCAAAACTTTATGAAGGTAGAGCGGAACATTCAGACATCGTCTACGAATTCACCAATATACCTACTGTTAAGGTTCTTGAGAATTTTTATGAAATAATGCAGATTGACGGAACATCCTCAGAAGAAAAGAGAGTACCAGTCGCTCGTCTTCCAATCGCAAACACTAACATGATTATCAAAAAGTAATATATGAAAGAAACATTTAAAAAAGTTTTTAATCGAGTGATATTAGAGCCAATCATCATTTTTATTGTCTCTATGCTAGTTTTAGAGTTTTTGATTTATCCTGGATTATCAATCGATAACACATTATTGAATATCTTAGCAGGAACTTTAGGTGTATTTTTGGCGTTAGTAATTTTAGCTTATGCCGACGGAAAAATTAGAGATATATTCGAAAAGAAAAAAACTAAATCAGAAGACGAAAAACCAAACGAAGATG